GGTGATGCGCATCATATTGGTATCGTTGCATCTATTTTACCAAATGGCGGTATAATAACAATCGAGGGAAACACGAGTGGTGGCGGATTTGATAGAAACGGTTGTGGAGTATTTCAGAAAAAACCAAGAAAGTATTTAGGATTTATATTACCGCCAGAATGTGTGTAATATATTAAAAACTAAATACTATATATTTATAATAGAATAAAGATTAAACAACATGGATTCAAAAAAATTAGCAAAAATTATTAAATTAATAGTTGAGCACGAACTGAAACGACAGCTTCCAGCGATAACATCTTTAATTAAAGAAGAAGTTACACGAGAATTATTAAAAACTAACAAAATTTCCACTAAAAAAATAGTTGAGGAAATAGATCCGTTTGCATTAGCAAGTAGTATGTTAGATAAATCTCGTAGTGAGGAACACACGGAATCATTGCAGGAAGATACTGTTCATATGAAACGATTGAGTAAAAACCCAATGCTAAACGATATTTTAAATCATACAAAACCGTTTAGAGAAGGACCATCGTTAAATGAAAATATAAATTATAACGATCAAGAAGAATGGCCATCAATGGGATTTAATGATAACATAGCACCTGGTGGAATTGAAGGAATGAAAGCTCAAATGTCCGCAAAATTAGGACATGGTAGTAATAATACTGTACCACCGTTAAATGCACCAAAAGGTGGATTGGGTGTAACAACGGGATTACCATATTTAGATAGAGTTCTAAATCGTGATAATTCAGCACTCGTTGCTAAATTTAAAACAAGAAAATAAAAAATGGCATATGTAATTGGTAAAAAATTAGTTAAAGATACGGCAGAATTTAACGATTATGCATATGGTATCATTTTACCTATTGCTAAAGGGCCAAATGGATACTTCGAACAGGCATTTACTTCATTAGCACAAGCTAAAGCAAACCTGTTAAATTTATTACTAACAAATAAAGGTGAAAGAATAATGCAACCTGAATTTGGAACTGGATTACAAGGTTTGTTATTTGAACAAATGACTGATGATTTAGAAGAAAAAATAACAAACACAATAACTGAAAATGTGAATTTCTGGTTACCATATATTAATATAGAATTGATAGATGTAGAAATGAGTGATGAAATGAAAGATAATCACATAGCAAATATTAGTATTAATTTTACAGTAGGTAGTAATATAACAACACAAGAAATAACATTCACAATACGAGGATAATAGTATGGCATTAAATAGTATAACTAAAAAAAGTAATCAAAATAGAGATATAAAATATCTTAATAAGGATTTTGCGAGTTTTCGTACAAATTTAATTGAGTATGCCAAAACTTACTTTCCAAAAACGTATTCCGATTTTAACGAAGCATCTCCTGGTATGATGTTTATTGAAATGGCATCCTATCTTGGTGACGTACTTTCTTATTATATAGATGATTCATTAAAAGAATCAATGATGCTATATGCAGAGGATAAACAAAATGTAATAGGGCTATCTCAATATCTTGGATACAAACCAAAAGTAACAACGCCAGCATTAGTAAATATTTCAGTATATCAATTAGTACCGAGTGTTGGTAGTGGAGTAAATAATGGACCTGATTCTAGGTATTATTTACGAATAAAAGAAGGAATGTTAATTGCATCAAATACCAATGGTATACTATTTAGAACTACCGAATTGTTGGATTTTAATGATATAGATGATAGAGAAATCACAGTTCATGAAACCGATGCTCTTACCGGAGAGCCTACATTTTATTTAGTAAAAAAATCTATAAAAGCAATTTCGGGAGAAATAAAAACCATAGAAAAATCATTCGGCGCGCCGGAACAATATTCAAAAATAAATATCGGTGACACAAATGTAATTCAAATATATGATGTTCGTGATAGTAATGGTAACAAATGGTACGAAGTTCCATATCTTGCACAAGAAATGGTATATGTAGATTATCCAACATCCGAACAAACTGATAAAGCATTATTACCTTATAAAGATAGTGTTTCAAATATTTTAAAATTATTAAAAACATCAAGACGATTTGTAACACAAACAAATTCAGATAATACAACTACGCTTGTTTTCGGTGGCGGAAATTCAACTGCTTCCGATGAAACATTAATACCTAACTTTAAAAATGTTGGATTAGGTTTAAATTCATCAATTGATAGATTGGGGGAATCATTTGATCCAGCTAACTTCTTAAAAACGAGAACATATGGACAAGCACCATCGAGTACAACTCTTACAGTTTCATATTTAGTTGGTGGTGGAATTCAATCTAATGTTACAAAAGGGGATTTAACAATAATTCAGAGAATAGAATTTGACGAGGATTCAACCGTATTTACACCACAACAATTGGGATTATACAATAGAATGAAATCAACGATAGCAGTTGAAAACAATGAGCCAGCAAGTGGTGGTAGAGGGGCTGAAACTATTGAGGAAATCAGAGAAAACGCATTGGCGAATTTTTCATCTCAAAACAGAGCGGTAACAAATAAAGATTATCAAGTTAGAATATTATCATTACCGCCAAAATATGGTGGTGTTGCAAAAGCATTTGCAGGCCCATACGGTAAAGACGATAGTCGTTCATTTGCGATTAATGCATATGTACTTGGATACGATTCAAATAAAAAATTAACAACTCTAAATCAAGCAATAAAAGAGAATATAAAAACATATCTTAATGAGCATAGAATGCTTACGGATGGTGTGAATATAATTGATGGGTTTGTAATAAATGTTGGAGTAAATTTTGAAATTCGTGTTTATGGTGGATATAATAAACGAGAAGTTTTGACAAAATGTATTGATAGTATTACCAACCATTTTAATATAGATAATTGGACATTTAATATGCCAATCAATATAAGTGAATTAGAATTAATAATCGCAGGAGTAGAGGGGGTTTCATCCGTTCCAAAATGTGAACTTACCAATAAATGTTTAGGTGCATATTCAAGACACTCATACAATTTAACGGAAGCAACGCGAGGAAAAATGGTTTATCCAAGTTTAGACCCATCAATATTTGAAGTAAAATATCCGAGTAAGGATATACAGGGAAGAGTAGTATAATGTATACATTTTATAAAGCACAGAAAGATGCAACNGTTTATTCAATNCANCCANACCAAAATACNGGNNGNGANGANATATTGGAAATNAANAAAACNTATATNCTTGGACAAANNGANATTGCTCGNCCATTGATNAAATTTNATGTGNNNGAANTNTCANCNNNTATTNNNANNGGAGANATTACNGCATCNNCGGNANAATTNATNTTAAAAGAATGNGATGGTGCTGAAATACCAANGGAATANANNATTTNNGCATATCCAATTTCTCAATCTTGGGATATGGGAATTGGAACTAAATTTGATGAAATAAGTACTCAAAATGTAACTTGGAATTCTCGTATAACAGATATTGATTGGATTGTTACTGGTAGTGATTATACTAATAGTTACGCGGCTTCACAATCAATTGAATATATATCTACTGATTTGAATATAGATATTTCAACAACATTAAATGCTTGGCTAAACAATGATATAGCAAATCATGGTATTGTTTTAAAACTTAGTGATGATAAAGAAAATGATAATAACGACTATGGTTCATTAAAATATTTTAGTAAAGAAACAAATACAATATATCAACCAAAATTAAGAATTGGATGGGATGATTCAACGTTCTCTACTGGCTCTTTACCTGCATTGACAGCAGATGATATCAAAGTATCATTTAAACGGTTAAAATCGCATTATAAAGTTGGTAGCGAGTCTATGATACGTGTTTTCGGCAGAGAGAAATATCCAATGAAAACATATGTGAATGAATATGCATATAATGATGTAACTTACTTACCATCAACTACTTATTACCAAGTGCGAGATGCACAAACCGATGAAATTATAGTTCCTTTTAGCGAATATAGTAAAGTTAGTTGTGATAGTGACGGAAATTTCTTTAATTTAAATTTAAAAAATTGGGAAACCAATAGAGATTATTATATTGAAATAAAAGTAGATAGAAATGGAGAGGTAGAATACTTTTCAGATCATAATTTAACATTTGTAGTAGAGAAATAAAAAATGTCAGATACAACACAAAAATATACAGGTTGGATAGAAAAACCTAAATACATTAATGGTGAATTAGTAAAAGCCGTTGATGTTGTTGTTGATGAGCTTATAAGTAAAAAACAAAAAGATAAAATATTAACGATAGCCAAATCGAAATATGATGAATTACAAGTTGAAAAATTAAATGCAATCTCAACTGGTAGTTTATATTATAATAATTGGCAAGAAACGCTTAGTGTAGTTGAAAATTTAAAAGCAGAAATTGAAAGTTTTAAACAAATCGTTGATTCTGAAAAAATATTAACTGCTGTTGCAAATAATGAAACACAAGCATCCAATGATAGATATGCATCATTATTATCGGATTTTCAAAGTTCTATAACCAAAGGAGTTCAAGAAGCTATCGCCAGAGTATCATTACAAGGACAGGTAGCTGGTTTACAAGCACAAAAAGAAGTTCTGAAAACGCAATATGATGCGTTACTTGCGATAATCGAAAGTATGAAAGAACAACTGAGAGTATTACAAGGACAAATTGAATTACAACAAGAGCAAGCAATATTACAACAAGAACAAAACTTATTACAACAAGAACAATTTTTAGCTCAACAGGCTGCACTACAATCACAATTGACAGGGGCTGCTGCCACTGCAACCGCGGCGGCGCAAGGATTGATTCCAGGTGTTAATGGAGAATTTTACTATAAATTGGGTAGAAATGATGGTAAAGAGTGGAGTGAAAGATCAACATGGACAACTACCCGTGATGGTTATGATGCAAGTAGAACACAATTTGCTAAATTAACCGTACAAAATTTAAGAGAAAAAACAGGTGAGTTAATAACAAAAGTTCAATTTATATTAACAGGTGATTTATTAACACATGGTCCTTTTGGATTTACCAACGCTGTTAAGCCGGATAATAATAAAGTTACAAGTATTCCGCAAGGGGAAACTAAAACATTCTTAATGTATGCGGGTAGTAATATCGGTGGACGTGGAAGTGGAACTCCTGAACCAGATGGTAAAGGATTATTTAATAGTGCAAAAGATTACAAAGGAACAATACAAGTAATGGTTACATATAGTGATGGTTCAACTGAAAAGGGTGATTTGTTGAATTGGTCAATACGAAAAAATAAAACAGGATAATGGCTATAAAACAATTTAAAGATATTATAGATGATAAAGGGTATTCCGTAACATCTAAGGATAGAAAAATATTCGAAAGAG